CATCAGAATTTTTGATGTAATTTAGTTCTCACATTAATTTTTGTGATGTCACAGGTGCCCGAGGGGCGCTAAAAAACTGCTGGAAAATAGCGGGAAACTGCGCTAATTACTGAAAAAAGCGAGGAAAACATGAGTCCTGTCAAAATACTGGTCAGTGGTGGCGACTTCGACATGCACCAGGACGCGGCAGCGGTCCTTGCCGGTGTGACCATCCAGACAATGATCAATTGGGCCAAGCAAGAGAACCCGCCACCGCAAAACTCTGACGGCAGCTATTCGGCCAAGGCGTTCGGCGAGTGGCTTGCAACTTATCGCGGCCTGAAGAAACGTGGACCGAAAGCCCGAGATCGTGACGGCCCCGAGGAAGGCACGGGCGAAACATTCACCGAGGCGGAACGTCGCCTGAAGCTGGCGCAAGCCATCAAAGCCGAACGCCAAAATGAGGTGGACGCCAAGAGGCTGCTGGACGTTGAAGTGATCGAGTCCTTGTGGCAACGCATCGTGATGCGCGTGCGCAGTCGGTTGCTCAAGATACCTACCACTGTGGCACCACTTGTGCTAGGTGATATGGATGCACACTCGATCCAGTTGAAGATCAAGGATGCTGTTCACGATGCCTTGACGGAACTTGTCGCTGACTGGCGTGATGGGGAAGATGAAAATGATGACTGATCTGATCAGGGACGCTTGGCAATTCATCGTCGCGGGTGCCGCGATCATCATTTTCGTCATCCGAATGGAAGGACGGGCGAACTTCCACAGTATCGAGATCATGCGTTTGCAGCGACAGCGTGACGCCGACCAGGAAAGCGCGATCCGGTCGCGCGAAGAAACCCACAGCATGTTGCGCGACATGAACACCAAGCTGGATCGTCTGATCGAGAGGAACCTGAAATGAAGGACAACTTTGACGCATCCCTGCCGCTGGTGCTGGCACATGAGGGCGGCTTTGTGAACGATCCTGCCGATCCGGGTGGTGCAACCAATCTCGGAATCACCATCGGCACGCTTTCCCAACACCTCGGGCGTCCTGCGACCATCGCGGATGTGCGGGGCATCACCAAGTTTGTCGCCGGTCGGATTTACCGCGCGAACTATTGGGATCGTGCCCGCTGTGATGATCTGCCGGTCGGCCTTGATTACGCCGTGTTCGACTTCGCCGTGAACAGTGGTGTCAGTCGTTCGGTTCGCACGTTGCAGCGCATCATCGGTGTCAAGGATGATGGTGTCATCGGCCCGAAAACGCTCACCGCGATCAAGGCGCACGATGTCCGGTCGCTGATCATCAAACTTTGTGATGCACGCCTGAAATTCGTTCGCGCACTGCGCACGTTCGCCCGCTTCGGCAAGGGCTGGACGCGCCGTATCGAGAATGTCAAGGAAGTGGCGCAGAACATGACGCGCGCCGGATCGACCGACACCATGCCCGAGGCTGAAGTGGCGAACGCACCGGCCCGAGAGGAAGATACCAAGGCGTTTTCGCGCGTCCTTGAGGCAATTCTGCCGAAACCGAAACCGAAGGAAGGAACGCCCAAAATGAACAGCCTCATCCTCGAAGTCACCCGGATCCTGCTGCGCTATGCCAGCGGCATCCTGATCACCAAAGGCATCCTGGCACCCGAAGTCGGTGCAACGATCTTCGCCAATCCCGAAGTCGTTCAGATCGTCGCCGGTCTGCTGGCCGGTGCCGTGTCGGAAATCGGCTGGCTCAAGACCAAGATGAAGTGATGAATGTCAACGCTCACGCAACGGGTTATGGCGGTCTTTGCACCGCCGCCCGATATGACAGTATCCGAATGGGCCGATGAACACAGGCGCTTGTCGGCGGAATCTTCGGCAAGCCCCGGTCGCTGGCGCACAAATACGGTCGAATACCTGCGTGAACCGATGGATATGGTCGGTGAACCTCTGGTTCGCCGCATCACCCTGATGACTTCGGCACAGGTCGGCAAGTCGTCATTCATTGAGAACGTCATCGGGTTTCACATGGGCTTCGACCCGTGCCCGATCTTGCACGTCAGCCCGACAATCTCATCATCGGAAATGTTCTCGAAGGAACGCCTCGCACCCATGCTGCGGGATTGCCCTAGCCTGCGAAAGCTGGTCAAGGAAGCCAGATCGCGCGACAGCGGCAACACCATCAGCACCAAGGCTTTCCCGGGCGGCACGCTGGCGCTGGTCGGCGCGAACGCCCCGGCTGGTCTGGCATCCCGCCCCGTGCGCGTGCTGGTCTGCGATGAGGTGGACAGATTCGAACGCAGCGCGGGCACCGAGGGTGACCCGATCACGCTGGCAATCAAGCGCACCACGACATTTTGGAACCGGGTGCTGGTCTTTGTCAGCACGCCCGGCAACAAGGGCACGTCGCGCATCGAGGAAGAATATGAACGCGGTGACATGCGGCAGCGGTGGTGCCCATGCCCGCACTGTGGCGCGCTTCAGGTCTTGACGTGGGCACAGGTCAAGTGGAAGGACCGGGATCCTGACACCGCGCACTATGAGTGCGAACACTGCAACGCGCCCTGGACCGACTTCGAACGGGTGGCTGCGGTGCGCGCCGGGGAATGGATCGCACAGAAGCCGTTCAACGGGAACGTCAGCTATCACCTGTCGCAGCTTTACAGCCCATTCGCCCCGCTGTCGGACGGTGTGCGCGACTTCCTGGACAGCCGGGGCAACCCGGAACTGATGAAAACGTGGGTGAACACCTTCCTCGGGGAAACATGGGAAGAAACCGGCAAGCGGCTTGAGTGGTCCGATCTGATGGACCAGCGCGAAGATTACGGCGAATATCCGGTGCCGGATGGTGTGACCATCCTGACAGGTTCGGTTGACGTTCAGGATGATCGCTTCGAAGTTGAAGTGGTCGGATGGGGTGACGACTATCAAACGTGGTCCGTTGATTATCATGTCATCTATGGTGACCTGTCAGCGCCAGAGGTCTGGAAACAGCTTCGGGATTACTTGGCGCAGACTTGGGAGCACCCGAGGTTCGGCGATCTCGGGCTGCGCATGACGTGCATGGATGCCGGTGGTCACTACACCCAATCGGTCTATGCGTTCACACAGCAAATTCCCCGTGTGGTCGCCATCCGAGGTATGCCGGGTTTCGGCAAGCCGATGGTCGGCAAACCGACCAAGAACAACCTCGGGGGAACGCAAGTGTTCCCGCTTGGCGTGGATACACTGAAAGAGATTGTCGTTTCTCGCCTTCAGGCTGGTCCTGATCAGGCTGGATACTGCACGTTCCCGATCAGCCGGGGCGATGACTATTTCCGAGGCTTGACCGCCGAAGAACTGCGCACGCGGTATGTCAAGGGCTTCAAAAAGACGGCTTGGCACAAAATCAGACCGAGGAATGAACCGTTCGACTGTCGCGTTTATGCGACCGCCGCACTTGAAATGTTGTCTGTTGACTTGAACGCGCTGCGTCGTGCAGCGTTGCGCGAAAGCACCAAGCGTGCTATTGCGACACTGATGCCGCGCGCCAAGTCGGCACCCAAAGCCGTCAAAGCAAAATCCGCATGGGCAGATAGGTGGAAAAATGACTGATCTTTTCGGCCCCTTGGACGTTGAACCGACCACCATGATGACCGGCAACTTCTATTCGTGGACGGTGCCGGATGATTATGCGTCAGCCACCTACACGATGGCGTATTCCTTCATCCAGGGTGGCGTGGCGCGGGCGCTGGCAGGCACGTTCACCAATGGCCTGTGGACATTCACAGCGGCCAGCGCGTTCACCTCGCAGTTCGCAGTTGGTCCAGCTATCGCCGATCTGAACGTGACGCGCATCAGCGACAGTGCCCGAGTCACGCTTCGGTCGCTGTCCCTCAATTTCTTCACGTCCCTTGCAGAACGCCGGTCACACGCCGCGATCATGGTGCAGAAGATCGAAAGCATCATGGCTGGCCGCGCCGACAGTGACGTGGATTCCTACACCATCAAGTCACGCTCGATCACCAAAATGTCCATCAAGGAACTGACCGAGTGGCGCGAGTATTATATGGCTGAATTGGGGCGTCAGCCCGACCCGTTCACCGGCAAGCCCAAGGGCGCAAACACGATCAAGGTGGGGTTCATCTGATGCCGAGAAAACGCAACTATTCCGCCGCGCAAGGCATTGCCCGCTATGGGGATTTCAAGTCGTCGCCGGGATCCGCAGATTATGAACTGGCAATCAGCATCCACACGCTGCGCCAGAAGTCGGGAACCCTCGCATCGAAGCCGCGTTTGCGAGGTGGTGCGCTGCGCCGACCGTGGACGGCCAGATGGGCATGGTGGATTTCCTGCGTCAGATGGTTGCCACCTGGTGCCGCGACGGCGAGTTCATTTTCGAGATCGTGATGAACAGCCAGTATCCCGACATGATCGCGCTGAACCCGCTTGAACCCGACATGCTGGACCACACCATCAACACCATCAATCCGATCACACGCAACCAGATCAAGATGGGTGTGGAAATTGATGAGGCGGGGCGTGCGGTCGCATATCACATGCTGACCACCCATCCCGGCGACACCATGTTTGTGCAGGATTATGCGAAGCTGCGGCATCGCCGGGTGCCTGCTGATCGCATCATCCATGTCTATGAGCGGTTGCGCCCCGGCCAGACCCGAGGTGAACCGCCAGCATCCGCGTGCCTGAACACCGTCAAGATGCTGGACGGTTACCGCGAAGCCGAAACCATGAACCGCCGCATTTCGTCGGCCATGATGGGTTTCTTCAGTCGTGCGCTGCCCAAGGCCGAAACCATCCAGGCACTTGCCAATCGCAAGGAAGATGATGATGACGGCGAAGAAATGTTCACGATGGACGTGGAACCCGGCACGTTGAAGCAAATGCCCGATGGTATGACCTTCAGCAAGTTCGATCCGGGTGGTTCCACGACTGACTATGCGCAATTCGAAGCGCAACTGAAGAAAGAACTGGCAATGGCTTTGGGCATTTCGGTGTTCAGCCTCGGGATGGAAACTGCCGGTGTGTCTTATTCGACCGGGCGCAGCGTTCTGATGGAAGATCGGGCGTTCTATAAGGGAAAACAGGCGTTCTTCATCCGCATTGCCATGATGGCTATTTTCCGCAAGTGGGCACCAATGCACGCGCTCACATCGGGGTCCAGCATCCCGCCCACACGGATCCAATCGACCATTGAGGACGCCAAGTTTCGTGGTCGCGGCTGGCCGTGGATCGATCCCGGCAAGGAAGTCAGCGCGAACGCTGAAGCACTGCGCACGCTTCAGACATCCTACACCCAAATCGCGGCAGATCGGGGCATGGACGTTGATGATCTGTTCGCCGAGATCAAGAGTGACAGCGAACTGATGAAACAATACGGATTGACCGTTGATTTCACAAACGGTAAGACGGCAAAAGCAACGGGTGGTGATGATGTCACAAAAACCAACTGAACGTAGTGGTCAACTGATGGGTTCGGCGGTTCGCGCTGCCGAGGACGGCACCATCACGTTCCCGCTGTCGTCTGAAGCCCCGTATCAGCGGTATGACGGCGCTGAAATTCTTGATCACAGCGAAGCTGCCTGCGATCTGTCGTGGCTGAACAGCGGCAACGCGCCTTTGCTGGACAACCACAATCGGTGGGATGGTGTCCGGTCGCAGATCGGTGTCGTCACGCGGGCGTGGCTATCCGACAAGCGGCTTTACGTCACAGTGCGGTTCAGCAATCGCCCTGAAGCCCAAGCAATTCGTCAAGATATCATTGACGGTATTGTGCGCAACGTGTCTGTGGGTTATGACATCCTGGACGTGAAGCGGATTGACGACAAATCCTACAAGGTCACCCTTTGGAAGCCGTCAGAAGCGTCCATCGTATCTGTCCCTGCCGATGTGTCTGTAGGCATCGGACGTTCTGCCACTGCAACCAAAATGGAGTCCAACATGACCACCCCCGCAACCCAAACTGCCCCCGTTTCGGGGGAACGCAAAATGCCCGGTGTGACGACCGAGGCTGAACGCGGTGCTGCCTTCGAAACCTCGATGAATGAGGTTCGCGCTCTGGCCGCAACGCATACCATGAGCGATCTTGGTGAAGCCTTCATCGAATCTTCGATCCGTTCCGGCAATGCGCCGTCCATCGAAGTGTTCCGGGGCATCATGCGGTCGAAGCTGCCCGAGGGCGTTGCGCTGCGCAACACCGATGTCGGCCTGAACCCCAAGGAAACGCGCCGGTTTTCGCTGCTGAAGCTGGCCCGAGCGATGGCCGATGGTGCCAGCAAGTCGGACATGGACGCCGCTGCGTTTGAGATCGAGGTTTCGGTCGCTGCGCGTGACGCCGATGAAAAGGCCGGGAAGAAATCGGCTGGTGCCTACACCGTGCCGAGCGACGTTCTGGCATCGTGGGGCGATTTCGAAGTGGATGGTGTCCGGTCCAGTCAGGTCCGTAACATCACCACGACTGTCGGCGCGAACGTGATCGACACGCAGCATCTTGCCAATCGCTTCATCGACAACCTGCGCAACCAGTCGTCGGTGATGCGTGCCGGTGCGACCATGCTGCCGGGCCTTGAAGGGCCGGTGGAAATGCCGGGTGGCAACGCGAACGTCACGGCAGCGTGGCTGGCGGCTGAAGATGCGAACGTGGCGCTGTCCACGCCGTCTTTCCGCAAGATCACGCTGACGCCCAAGGATCTCGGTGCCTACACCGACATCACGCGCCGGATGCTGCAACAGACGACCATTGCGATGGAAGCCTATGTGCGTTCGCAGATCACCACCGGCATCGTGCTGGAAATCGACCGTGCTGGCCTGTATGGCACGGGCGCTTCCGGTCAGCCGACCGGCGTGAACGCCACTGCCGGTATCGGTTCCATCGCGTTCGCCACTGCCGCCACCACCGGCATCCCGACCCGCGATGAACTGATTGACACGCGCAAGCTGATCACCGCAACCAATCGTGGCACGATGGACCTTGGCTGGATCATCAACAGCGCCATGGTCGGCGATCTGCAAAAGACCCGCGTGGATGCCGGTTCGGGCGTGTTCCTGCTGGACAACGATGCCACTCGCCTGATCGGCAACCGGGTGACCGAGTCGAACCAGATCCCGGTCGGCCCGCTGCTGAACGATGTCTGGCTTGGCTACTGGTCGGACCTGATCATCGGCATGTGGGGTTCGCTGGACCTGGACCGCGACACCGCCGCCAAGTTCCTGTCGGGCGGCATCCGTCTGCGCGGCATCCAGACTCTTGACGTGCAAGTTCAGCGCGTCGGCAGCTTCGCACGCGGCACCTGATCACTGAACTTACGCCGGGCGCATGACGTGCCCGGCGAACCCATCAAACCACACAAGGATCCTCAACTATGGCCGAGAAAGAAAAACCGAACCTGCGGGTGCTGTCGTCCTTCCTGTTGGGTGGCGAACATCAAGCCGCTGGCAGCGTCATCCCGAAAACGGCGTTCGCACTCAAGGGTGACTGGCAGAACATCGCGTTCACCGGCACTGTCCTGGTCGAAGAAACCGATGATCCGGTCGGTGGCCCCGCTGCCGCTGATGCTGACGCGACCGCGATGCCCGGCGTCAAGAAAGCGACACGCTGATGCCAATGCCATGCCTCACCACTGACCTGAACGCAATCTTCGCTGACAAGGATTTTGGTGAGGCATCCGGCACTGTGCTGTTCAAAGGCGTTGCCGTAACTGGCGCGATCTTTGATGATGAGGACATCGAGGTTCCGATGCCCGATGGAGTCGGCGAGATTGTTCACCAGGCGGTGCTTTCCGGCCCTTCCTCGCAGTTCCCCAACATCGCCGAAAACGACCCTGTGACCATCCGGGGCCAGACCTTCAAAGTGAAGTTCTGGATGGATGACGGAACGGGCGTGATTGAAATTCACTTGGTGCGCAGATGACCCATGTTCGGACAACCATTCGTCAGCGGTTCATAACGGTCCTTGAGCAAGGGCTGTCGCCGATGACCTATGACGTTCTCGGTGCCCGAGCGTCAAAGCGTAACCGCAAGCAAGGTGGCCCTGACGCGCTGGTTGATGTCCGGTTCACCGATATAACCGTGGAACAGACCACCATGGGCGATGAACGGATGAACACGGGCACCCTGCTGATTCGCGTTCAGCGAGAGGCACCTGAGGAAAACCTTGACGACCTGTTGGATGAGGATGAAGTGCGCGTGATGGCACTCATCAATGCTTTCAACTGGTTGCCGCTGCTGGAACAGGAACCCGAACTGGTGCAAGTCACGTTCGCCCGCGATGGCGAATCTGAAGATACCATCGGAGTCTTGATCTTGCGTTTGACCGTGGAATATCGTATCGACAAGAACAACCCTGAAGTGGTGAGGACGTAAAATGGCCAATTTCAAAGGCAAAGACGGAACGGTTCGCGCTGGTGGACAAGTGGTCGGTGAGGTCAAATCCTGGGACATCACCGAAACCGCGAACGAGGTGGACGCCTCGAAAATGGGTTCGGATTGGACCAATGTGCAATCCACCCAAAACTCCTGGAACGGATCGCTTGCGATGTTCTGGGATCCGGCTGATACCGGCCAAATCGCGCTGTCCATCGGTTCGCTGGTTACCCTTGACCTGTATCCGCGTGGCAACACCGCCACCTTCCAGCGTTACACCGGACAGGCGTTGATCACGTCTGTCGGTCGCCCCCAAGCCTTCAACGGCCTAGTTGAAATGAATGTCGAGTTCACCGGCAACGGCACTCTGACCAAGACGGTGGTGTGAAGATGGGCAAGTTTTCTGATGCGCTGCGCGAGGAAGTCTCGGGCCACAGCGATACCGAATGGACCGGCACCCTCGGGAAGTCGGATGATGTCAAGCTGGTTTCCGGCCCGCTGACGCCGAACGACATCACGCGCATTTCGCGCGTCCACCCGAACTTCGCGCAGTCGCCGAACATGGAGGGCATGGTGGATCTGCTGATCCTGAAGTGCCGCGACGATGACGGCGAAAAGGCGTTCGACAAGGGCGACAAGCCCCTGCTGATGCGCATGGGCACCAACAAGGTCGCTGAAATCTTCCAGGCGCTCTTTGCCTCGCAACTGGTTGACGATGACGATGAGGCGTTCGAGGACCGCGTAAAAAACTAGGTGAGGATGGGCTGCGGGTTATATGCTTTTCTTTGGCATTGAAACTGAAACAGCCCATCCACACCGTCATGTCGTGGTCCTATGAGGAAATACGCGACTGGTGCGCATATTTCGAGTTGATGGAACAGAGGAAGCAAAAATGATCAAGGGAGTCAACTTCCAGCTTTCCGCCACCAACAACGCGCAGGGCGCTTTCAACTCATTCAACCGTGGGCTGGCCGGGATGCAGCGTGGCATCGGCCAGCAAGCACCCCTGATGCGCTCTTGGAACGCCGGGCTGAACAGCAACCGGCGCGGCGTTCAACAGCTTGGCTTTCAGATGACCGACTTCGCTGTGCAGGTCGCTGGCGGGCAATCGGCCATGCTTGCGTTTGTCCAGCAAGGTGGTCAGATGCTTCAGTTCTTTGGTCCGTTCGGTGCTGTGATGGCAGCGTTCCTTGCAGTATTTGGTTCGCTCTATATCGCCATGACCAAGACCGGCATTGCGATCAACCAGCTTTACCCGTTCTTGGGCGTGCTGGCCGATGAGTTTCAGGGCGTGGTTGCGGCCATGCAGAAGGTCATTGACGTTGCGCAGCAAATGGGCATTTGGGTGATCCACAACCTTGATCAAATCGTGATCACCCTGCTGGTGGCAGCGGGCTATTTCGGCACGATGTGGGTGGCGTCCATGATCGCGGCTTCGGCTGCGACGTGGAGTTTCGTGGGTGCCCTCACTGTCCTCAAGACTGCACTCATCCGCACTGGCATCGGCGCAATCATCATCCTAGCCGGTTATCTGATCGAGCGGTTCCTTACGCTGGTCAAGGG